CGTCGCTCCTACGGCGGCTACGACGGCACGATCACAGGCTGGCTCATCCCCGGATGCAAGCCCAGCGACACGGTGACACTGCACGACGAGGATTACCCCGAGCAGGACGGCTCGTACTTCGTCCGATCGGTAAAGACCTCCTTCAGCTCACAAGGGGGCAAGCGAGAGATCACCCTTGGATTCCGCCTCAGCTAGCAGATATATGATTGGTATACTTATAGACTCCGACTACCAGCCTCTCATCTCCTCGGGAGAGATTCAACTGGGGGAGATTACCCCTCAGAATCAGGCAATCATCATCCAATGTCATAAGGGAGAGTTCAAGGAGAACCCTGCGCTAGGCGTAGGCATTTCAGACATGCTTCTTGATCATGATCCGCTCTACTGGCGTGTGCGGATACGTGAATCCCTTGAGCTCGACGGGCAGTCAGTGGACGAAGTCAGAATCACAACATCTGGTATTAACCTAAAAGCAAGCTACTAACATCACATTCATCCTATGCTATCCTTCTTAATTCAGTTTATTGACTTTAAACAACTCATCATCACTATACTGCTTTTGCTGTTTGTCTATTTCGCAGTCTTCATCGCTGTCGTAGTCGATTTATGGAGTGGACTTCGCAGGAGTAGACGACTGGGAATCCAGCTTAAGAGCAAGGGTCTGCGCAGTAGCTTGCGCAAGTTCAACGATTATATGCTCTTTGTCATCTTGGCTAGCATCGTAGATCTCCTCCTTTATGCATTCAGTGTACATGATCTCCTAGGACTACGTAGCGTACCCTATCTGACGCTATTTGTCGGGCTGATACCCATAGGCATTGAAGCATACTCCGTCTATGAGAAGAGCGACAAGAAGAGAAAGAAGGATATCAATATCGCCCTGAACAACCTCATTGAACTAGCAAAGACAAAGGGCGATACCACCGAGATTCTCAAACGCCTAGAAGCCTTGCTCCCCCAAGGTGCTGAGCAAGAGACTGAACAACCTATTGAATAGCTATGGCAAAGAGTGAGAAGATAGACAAGCGTGGGATTGCTAGAACCCTATATCTCGATGGCAACTACACACAAGAGGAGATAGCACTCAAGGTGGGGGTGTCACGCCAGACCATCATCCGCTGGTCGAGGGAGGATAGTTGGGCGGAACTTAAAGCATCGCTCTCGGTGACACCTACCCAACTCATCGCCCAGTGGCAACAGCAGATATCCGAGATTAATCGCACCATTACCAGCCGAGAGGAGGGAGCACGCTATGCCACTCCCGCCGAAGCCGATGCAATGCTCAAGCTAGCTACATCGATCAAGAAGATCCAGGATGACCTCGGCATCAGCGAAGTCATCAGCGTCTGCATGCGCTTCTTGGCTTGGCTTCGCCCCCTCGATGTGGAGCAAGCCAAAGCCTTCAATAGCCTTATGGACGTCTTCATCAAAGACCAAGCAAGCTCTAAGCGATGACACAGCAAGAAAAACAAGCACTTAGGCAGTGGGAGGAGTTTCACAAGTCCTTCGCCCGTGATACCCTCATTGATCATAACCTCACTGCTGGGCAGATTGACAAGCTACGCAAGGAGCTTGAAGCTGACCCCGTGCGATGGTGTAAGTACCTCTTCCCTGGCTATGCAAAGTACGAGTTCGCCCCCTTCCATATCAAAGCCATCAAGAGGCTAACACAAAATGATGAGTGGTATGAGGTTTTGTCCTGGTCTAGAGAGTTGGCGAAGTCTACCATCACTATGATGGTAATGCTCTACCTCGCCCTCACAAAGCGTAAGAGATTCTTTGTGATGACCAGCTCCTCTAAGGATAGTGCTCGTGACTATCTTACCCCCTATCGCATCAATCTAGAGATGAACCCTCGCCTCAAACAGCTATATGGGGATCAGATCAATATCGGATCTTGGGAAGCTCATGACTTCACTGCTCGATGCGGTGCTAGATTCCTTGCCCTTGGAGCTGGGCAGTCTCCTCGTGGTAAGAAAAATGAATCTATCCGCCCCGATGTGATCATCGCAGACGACTTTGATACAGATGAAGACTGCCGTAACCCTGAGACGATCAAAAAAAAGTGGGAATGGTACAACCAAGCCCTTTATCCAACACGCTCCATCAGTGAACCAACACTCATCGTGTGGTGCGGTAATATCATAGCTAAGGACTGCTGTGTCGTCCGTGCAGGGGCTCTCGCTGATCATTGGGATGTCATCAACATACGAGATAAGCACGGAAAATCTACCTGGCCAGAAAAGAATACAGAGGAGTTCATCGATAGAACGCTCAAGCCTATTCCTCGCTCTTCCCAGCAGAAAGAGTACTTCAACAACCCGCTCTCTGAAGGGAGCGTCTTCAAGAACCTCGCCTTCGGGAAAATTCCTCCCCTCAATCGATTCAAGTACCTGATCGCTTACGGCGACCCCGCTTATAGCGACCGAAAGACCAAGCAAGGTTCATTCAAGGCGCTTTGGCTAATAGGCAAGCTGGGTGACAAGTACTACGTCATCAAGGGATACCTCGCTCGTGAGACCAATGCCAACTTCATCGGCTGGTACTTCGACCTCAAGAAATGGGTGGGAGGCAAGACAGAGGTATACTTCTACATCGAGAACAACAAACTACAGGATCCATTCTATGAACAGGTCTTCAAGCCCCTCATTCGAGAGGAGATCAATCGTAGAGGTGAAGAAATTTATATCCGCCCCGACGAGCGCAAGAAGACAGATAAGGCAGTTCGCATAGAGAATAACCTAGAGCCTCTTGACCGACTAGGGCAACTTGTGTTTAACGAGGACGAGCGGGATAATCCCCACATGGTAGAGTTAATCAACCAAGGGACGCTCTTCGACATGCACCTCCCATACCCTGCCGACGGTTTAGATGCCGTAGAGGGGGGTATCAGCCTTATCAAGAGCAAGAGTGCAGAGCTTGATCCCCCAGCTGTCATCCGATATGATGAGCTAAATAAAGACAACCCCTATCGTATTTGAGTATGACAAATTTTATCACCACATCGGACTACAACGCAAGTATCCATAGAGAGATCCTCTCTTCTCTACTTCGTGAGACATCGGCAGGAGGTCAACCCAATCCTGATTATGATCCGCAGGTTATTGAGATTTGCGAAGATCGCACCATCTCTGAGATGCGCTCCTATCTTGACAAATTCTATGATTGCGACGCTATCTTCTCCGCCCGTGGAGAGAAGCGACACAGCCTCATCCTGATGTTCGCTCTCGATATCACCATCTATCACATCTTCAGCATCCATAATCCCTATAAGATTGCTGACATCCGAAAGGAGCGGTATGATCGAGCAATCGAATGGCTTAAGGGAGTAGCTCGAGGACAAATCACCATCAATGGCGCTCCTAGACTGGATAGTGATGAGCAGAAGAAAAATAGCCCCTGGCAGATTGATGCGGAACCCCTTAGACCAACCCTACTTTAATGGCAAAGAATCGAACGCAAAAGCGTATCCAACAAGGAGGGAGCCTACGCTCGTCCTCGAGCTCTTCATATCACGTTCCTGATGTTGTACTGCAGATGCCTGAGCTATTCCTCTTTGACCTGCAGAAGTTTCAGAATAGCTTGCGCCAAGCCAAGCAGATCGATTTCCCTTCTAGATCCCGATTGTACGATCTCTACGAGTCATCGGAGCTGGATATCCACTACATGGGGGTCTTAAGCAAGCGCCTTCGTGGTGTAACACGTATTCCCATTGAGTTTCATCGAGATGGGAAGCCCGACGATGTAATCACCCCACAGCTCCGCTCACCGTGGTTCAAGGAGGTGCGTAAGGAGATCACATTAGCCCAGTTTTGGGGCTTCTCCCTGATGCAGTTTTACCTTGACGATGAGGGGAATATCCGTGCGGATCAGATCAATCGCAAGCACTACAACCCGATTACACGTCAACTCCTGCAGTACCAAGACGACCAAGTGGGTGCGCCTATTGAGGAGTTCGATAATATGCTCTTTGTCGGTGGAGAGCGTGACCTTGGAGCCCTCGTAGACATCATGATTGCCATTCTCTATAAAAGAGGTAATGTAAGCGACTGGGCTAAATTCTGTAATATTTTTGGCATCCCCATCAGGGAGTACACTTATGACGCTGGTGACATGAAGGCTCGTATGGATGTCATTGAGGATGCTCGTCGACAAGGATCATCTGCCGTATACATTCACCCGAAGGAAAGCTCTCTTGTGCTTCACGAGCCCAAGAATGCGTCTGCCACAGGAGAGCTTTTTGAGAACTTCACCAACTACTGGGATAGCAAGATCTCAATACGTGTGCTGGGCAATACGCTCACGACGGATGCTAAGAAGGTAGGCACACAAGCGCTCGGCGAGGTACACAAGGAGGTTGAGGACGAGATGAACGAGGACGACCGAGACACGATCCTGGATGTCCTCAACTATCACATGCGTCCTATCTTTTCTAACCTCGGCTTCAACACCGAAGGCGGTGAGTTCGTCTACGCCAAGCAAGATAAGACGCATCCCACCCAGCAGGTGGACATTGTCCTCAAACTGAACTCCATCGGGCTACCCATCTCTGATGACTACCTCTATGAGTTCTCTGGTATCCCCAAGCCCGAGAACTACGACGAACTGCTCGCTGAGAAGAAGGCAAATAAGGAAGCCCTACAGGCTCAACTCCTCGGCAATGACGCTACCTCTACCGAAGAGGGCAACACCGATGACAACAATCTCTCGAAGGAAGAGAAGACCAAGGGCAATACCCCGCCTCAGGGCAAGAAGGGCTTACGCAACCTGCTCAGCCGTTTTTTCTCCCTAGCCCCTCTTCCAGGAGGGGCGGACAGCGATTTCTAATCGATACACTCTACTACGGAGAGCGCTCCTGTCCCTGCTGTTCTGGCTCTATCCATAACGACAGCACGGTCAGGTTTAACCCCCAGATCCTTGAGGAGCACCTCCGCAAGGTGTACGACGGGTTTGATGTGTCGAAGGAGATTGAGCCTCAGGCATGGCGGGAGGTTTTGCGCATCATCAACGAGGCAAGCGTCGAGGGACTCATCGATAGCGGGCACGAGACGCATGAGCAATCTTTCCTTCGGGAGCTTCGCCACTCGAACGAGGTTTTCTCTGCCTTCAAATGCCATTCGATGGGTGTTCAAATGCAGAAGCGCCTTTTTGACGAGGAGGGCAAGCTCCGATCCTACGAGGACTGGAAAAAGAGCATCGCTCCCATTGCAAGCCATCAGGTCGGCTCTTGGCTACGAACGGAGTATGATACCGCTATCCTCAGAGCTCATCAAGCATCCGACTGGCAAGAGTTCGTGCGCAATCGGGATGTCCTCCCCAACCTGCGCTGGATGCCGACCACCTCACCCTCCCCAGAGGCAGTACACGAGACATTCTGGGAATCAGGGCTAACGCTCCCCGTGGATGATCCCTTTTGGAAGGACAACCACCCAGCCAATCGATGGAACTGTAAGTGCTCGCTCGAGGCTACAGATGCCCCCTCTACAGGTTGGGAGAAGTCGCCCAATATGCCCAAGGCTCAGCAAGGGCTGGAGGAGAACCCCAGACATGGGCATACCTTCAGCGATAAGCACCCTTACTTCCCCTCGAACTGCAGTGCCTGCCCCTTCAACAAGGGGAAGAAGAAGGGACTGAAAGGATTCCTCGAGAGAACCTTCCACGCTCGACAGACGAAGGACTGCTACCACTGCCCCTATATCGACTGGGAGGTGGCAAAGGCAAAGTTCCCCGAGCGCTATGAGGAGTATCTCCAGCTGACGAAAGATAAGGAGTATCGAGATGTCGAGTTCGATCCTGAGACGGGAGGCATCAAGGCTTCACATATCGGGCATAAGTTTTCACAAGGGTCTACTCAATACGTGTTCTCCGACACCTCTCTTTCTTCAGGAGAGCTCGAAAAGGAGTGCCAGAATATTCTCTTTAAGTCTGGGCGGAAAGTTATTCTCCTGGACGAACGTCAAAAGGCTAGCAACGGGGATACACTAACAGCTTTGGATATGGCTCTGGATGGTGTACTCATGGACATCCGATGTATAACAGAAAACAAAGAGAATTATGTCAATGCATTAACTGATAAGGATAAACAGCTTAAGAAATTCAACAAAAGAGTTGGTGACTCTGAAGCGTCTCATAGCTTGTGCCTCTACTTCCATGACCCAAGTATGTATGATTCAGAGAGAATGGAGAAGACGATTGATAGTTATCGTAAGCTCTCAGCCTCTAGAGGGAGAGAGACCCCCGTCATTCGGAAGCTATATGTGGTTATCAATGGCAAGGATAACATAACTGAACTACCTATATAAAGTCAGCCCCACCCCTCACCGACGCGGTAGGGAGGGCTGATCGGGGTGACGTCCCTGATGTAGAGTACCTCACCATCACAAAGGTAAGATTATATTTCAACATGACAAGCGACGATCCCAAAAAGCTCGAGCGAATGGTCTCGAAGATCAAGGAGCAAGTCGAGCGAGAAGTGAACGACCGACTTCCCCGAAAGGTCGGGATAATCGCCGTCCAGCACTTCAAGCAGAACTTCCGAGATGGTGGCTTCATGGATGGAGGAGTTCACCAATGGAAACGTACGAAGCGACAGGACGGTAATACGACGGACGCTAAATACTCTCCTCTTACCTCTCGACGCAATCATCTTATGCGTTCAATACAGAGTGAAACATCACCTGGGCAAGTTACAATATCCAATCCTGTACTTTATGCAGCTGTTCACAATGAAGGCGGTACCATCAATACGCATCCAACTATTACAAAACGTATGCGGCGTATGGCATGGGCTAAGGTGTATGCACTATCAGGCGTGAAAGGCAAAGGGAAACTTCCAAAAGACTTACCTTCTGGAGCTAAGATGTGGAAGGCTCTCGCACTCACGAAAAAGACAAAGCTTAATATCACTGCACGCATTCCACGCCGTCAGTTCATTGGTGATAGCCGTGAGCTGACAGCAAAGATTAACAAGATGCTTGATGAGAGCATAGAGAAAATAAAAGAACTTGTAAGTAGAACATAAATATGGAACAGACACTCTGCCAACTGATAGACTTTCTTAAAGAGAAAATGCCGTCGCTTTCAGTAATTGACGAAGACTACGGACAACTTGAAAACATAGAGGACGAGGATACTGATATGTATCCGCTAACGTTCCCTGCAGTACTCATAGAAGAAGCGCAGACTGAATGGAGCGATATAGGACAGCTGGCACAGAAAGGAACCTGTAAGCTCCGTATTCGGCTCATCATAGACTGCTATGATGACACTCACGCAACGAGTGGAACAACACAGGCTGTCAGAGAGCGTAATGAAATGCGACACCAGTTGCACCAGCTGTTGCAGGGAACCTGTCTTGGCACTGATGCTCCACTGATACGCAAGTCGTCCAAGTTCTTTACTTGGAAGCACGGAATAAAAGTGTATGAAATGATGTACGAGTGTACAGTGTCAGAAATGGTTAAGGAAACAAGGAAGGTTCAGAAACCTTCTTTGCGCGTGAAGATGGGCGTGAAGGTGTAACACGAAAGCCTGTGAAGAGCGGTGCTTTCATCTGTTTCCCATCTACCGTCTCACCACGTTTAATCATATCACGAATGATATGCAGCACACGGCTTTCAGACAGATAAAACTCTTCATTGGAAAGTATGCGGATAGTGTCATCGAAACGGAGGCGTCGTTCCTCTGTCCAGTAGAAGTAACGCTCAAATAACCTTCTGTTGCGTGCTTCTATTAATTTACTATCTCTTCCTTTACTCATATCTGCAAAATTAACAAATAATCATCTTATTTGCAAGTCTTTACACCTTTTTATCTGCTTATTACAAATAAAAACCGCCCAAATGTGTGTTCGTTATTGAGTGTTATCTTATAACCTACAGAAGCTTGGTTCTACACGTTCCCAGACATTGGTCTTTGGATTCTTCTGATAGAAGTAGTAGTTGATAGCGTTCTTCTGGACTACATTTGCCTCCTTGAAAAGTGTCATAATCTCTGAATACTCACTATCGAACTTATCCTCCAACTCATACAGCTTAGAGATGCTCTTGTAGTCGAGGTCGCCAGCCTTATTGCGTTCAAGCAGCGTCATTGCCATCTGATACATTGGATCGTCCGAACCTTTCTCGCTTTGCTTCATATAACGTACCACTGAGCCAACCGACAAACCATGAAATCCCCACTTTTTAGTATCAAACTTTTCCGCCAATTTTTGGTCAATACAGTAAGCCTTGGCTAGTTCAGGTCTTGAATTATGGAAGTTCGAATCCGAAATCTCAATCACCGGTACTGAATCAAAGCGTTTCTTCAGTTCGATAATTTCATCCATTACCACTGGTACGTGAAGCGGAGCACGAGTACGAGCAATTTCTAGTTCCTTAAAACATTCTTTATCGACAATATGATCATTGGCAAAATAAGCGCCCGGAGCCACCACACGAGCCAAAATCGCACTTAATTTCGAAACGCCTCCTAAAAATTCTTCTTCAATTAAGATTTTTTCCAGATTTCCCGCCACTTCTGAGAGCGCCTTAAAATCCGTCACTACTTTCTTCTTCTGATCACCAGATTTCAAAGTGTAGACAATTTTCTTACCTTCAAATTCGAAATGCAAAGAACAAAGTTCTTTCATGCCTTTATAGAGCGCGTACTTACGAGAACTACTGCCCGGATTGGTAATTAAAATCAGTCTTTCCGATTCCATATTCTTTTTTCTTCTCCTTTCTCTTAGTCTATCATAAAACCAGAGATAAAACCGCAAGTCTTGCCTCACTTTTTAATCACACATAATAAAAAATCAATGCAAGAAAACACACCCCCCTGCCCATTTAGTCCCATTCATAAAAAATCATAAAAAATAGCTGGCACTCTTGCATTTTGAGTGCCAAATATATATAATATTGCTATGTCAAAACGTGATTATTATGAAGTTTTGGGCGTTAGTAAAAACGCTTCTGATGATGAAATTAAGAAAGCTTATCGTAAGCTCGCTCTCAAGTACCACCCAGATCGAAATCCTGGTGACAAAGAAGCGGAAGCTAAATTTAAAGAGGCTTCCGAGGCTAATGAAGTACTCTCTGATAAACAAAAA